CGGGTGTCTCGGCGGGTGTCTCCGCCGTTGCGGGTGCCGTCTCCGGCATACCAACGGGTTCAATCGCCGGCGTTCTTTCCGGCGTTTCTACGCTTGATAACGCTTATACAATCGTCGAAATTTTTAGAAAAGTGAAAGATAATGATAATCTAAATCGAGGTCGCCCACTTCTTAAAAACCGAACCGCTTCAAGCGGCGGCTATATTGAATATGAACGGGTAAATCTAAACACCACAGCCCGGGGGGACGAAAAAACAGAAATCGAGAACACCATGGAAAGGGGTTTTTATTATGAATAACACACAAATTCCTGTGTCTTACGATTATATAATGCAATATAATGCGCAACGCCACCCGTCAACTACTCACGTGACAGATACATATCAAGCACGGTTTTTTCAAAGATACCTTTTACAAGAGTTTATGTCGCTTTTCGATTTTAACGTTCCCGATGAATGGGATATTGATTATGTAAAATATACTTTATTTCTTTGGGGTTTTTTAGTCATTTTCGATACCGCCGAATACGGAGTAATTCCGCAACAATGCGGTTTGACAGGTTTTGATATATTCCACCGTCCCAATCTTGCAACCGTTGAAAACTCTCAAATGAAAAAGCAATATTTCGATTTAAAAATCGGTAAAGATTGCGCGCTTGTTAAAATGTCCCCAGATTACGGTGGAATTTGGGATTTAATTGTGCATTATGCCGATATGCTCGCCATGGCGGTGGGGTCACTCGGTTATAACCTCATGAATTCACGACTTGCATATGTTTTCGCGGCCGACGGTAAAGCGAACGCCGAAAGCTTTAAAAAGGCTTTCGATGAAGTAATGAACGGCAACCCCGCCGTTGTCGTTGACAAAAAATTATTCAACCAAAACACCGGCGATTTGAATATGACTTTATTTAATAGAGATATTCAAAACACATATATTGCGAACGACATTCTTGAAACAATGCGCAAAATTAAAGTGATGTTTTTTAACGACATCGGCGTACCAAATGCGAACACCGAGAAAAAAGAACGTCTTATCACCGACGAGGTCGCAGCTAATAATGTAGAAACAAATGTAAAATTTAAATTGTGGCTTGACGAAATAAACAGAGGGTTAGCACAAGCTAACCGCCTGTTTGGGTTAAATCTTTCAGTTAAACCAAGCTTTGAAGGGAGTGAAAATAATGGTAATGCTGTCGGCGCTGTCGATGTACAGATATGACCCATCCATCTTCGAGGGGTTTAAAAGCAATCTCCCTCCCGAAATGTCACAAGAAAACATTGTAAATTCTTTACTTTTCGAAACTTGCGAACTCGAAATTTTATACCCCGACCCTGATGTTTTTAAAACGGCTCTCTCGATATGGTCAACTGCACGCCGTCCCGCATGGTTGAGGGTGTACAACGCGCTTACTGCTGAATATTCACCAATAGAAAATACAGACCGATATGAGGACATCACCGACACCACAACCGTGACCACCGGAGAGGACACCACCGACACCCGCAAGGGTGATACAACCGTAACCGCGAGCGATTCAACCAAGTTTAAAGAGGGTGACCGAACATCTACCGAAAGCGAAAGCGATACCGAAAGCGTGGCCGGCTATAATTCCGAAAGCTTTGTAAATAACCGAAAAAACGACCGTTCAAATAATCGAACCGACACACACGCCGAGGATTCCACTACTGGGAGTAGCTCGAGCACTTCAAACGCTACAAGCGAAAATAAAATAAACAAAAGTGGAACGGAAACGCGCGAGTTTAAGCACGTTAACCACACACACGGCAATATCGGCGTCACCTCAAACCAAAAAATGGTTAATGAGGAGTTGGAACTACGTCTAACAGATGTTACCAAATTCATCGTTAACGATTTTAAAAATCATTTCTGCATTTTAGTATATTGAAAGGAGTTTTTACAATGGCAGTTTTTGACAATATGCCTTATACAAATTTTCATGAACTTAACGCCGACTGGCTTATCAGCGTTGCGAAAGACGCGGACAAAGCCGCAAGCGAAATCAATGAGAAGATACAGGCGGAGACAGACCGCGCGACGGCGAAAGAGAACGAACTAAGCGCTGCAATAACTACCGAAACGCAACGGGCTATGAATCGCGAGAATTCACTCTCGCAAACAATTTCGGATGTTAATTTACGACTTACAAATCAAATCGCCGAAAATAAGCGGCAAACCGATATAGCCGATGAAGCTCTTCAAGAGCAGATAGACAATAATGCTGCTAAAATCGCCAAGAATTCAGCGGACATAACCGCCGAAAAAAACCGCGCAATAGCGGCGGAAGCGGCCACCGATAGACGTGTCGGGCAAGTTGTTACACATCAGACTTTACAAGATGAAAAAATTGCAACACTTTATACGGAAGAAGAAAACGGCACTTTCACAGGCTCATCGCTATATCTGCTTTCGGGTAAAACGCTCATTGCGACGGCTGGCGTTACTGCCACAACCACCCCGGAAATAAGCGCCCCAAGTGACGGTGTAATCGCTCGGGCGTTGGTGACAAACGGCCATATGTCAAGCTCTATAACCCTCTCTTTTGAGGGGTTCGCGGCGGGGTCAACAAACAAGGGGGTAACTCTTGCTGTGGGTCAAAGTGTTTTTATTGACGCTTTTAAAATCGGTGAAAATTGGTATTTCAAGCATACCATTATGTATACTCTTTAAAAAATAAAACCCTACTGTTACAGTAGGGTTTTTTTAACATAATCGTAAACGGTGTAATTTTGGAATTCACAAGCACCTTTTAAAATTCTCTGATAAAGTCGCGGGAAATTCCTCATAAATTGCACCACGCCTTGACGGTCACCTGAAAAAAGAGGCGGTGACCCGCTCGGCCGGGAATCGATATAAAGCACACCGTTTTTAACATCGTAAATTGTGAAACCGTTTGAAAACGTCGCAATCGGTGCGGCGTGCGCGATATTTCGAGGTTTAATAATCACGTTTTTATCAAGATTGAAATCGTTCTCGAGAGCCATGTTTTTAAATTTTTGGTTATTTGTTGCTCGGTAAAGCGCTGTTTTTTGCTTTAAAAGAGAAATAGGCGAATTCAAAAAATTGATAATCATGATACCCCTTTGCGGCAAGGTCACAAGCGTTTTTTTCTCTTTCACCATTTTTTCCGCAATATCAATTATGTCGAACGCTTTAAAAAGGGGGTTTACAAATTCATTGGAATTGGACATTGCTATTAGTCTTAATGGCGGAAGCGGGTTTTCGGGGTCTATTTCTCTATTTCTATTAATCGTCTCGTATGTGTTCAAGATAAGCTCATCTTCATCTTTTATTGCTCTGTCGGTTTTTTCGCCTGTATATTCATCATAAAAAACGGTTCGCACCTCGTCAAAATCCATACCGCGAACGTTTCCGATTCCCGCAAGTGATGAAATAAAACCGAGTGGCGCACCTTGCGGGGTTATTTTCCCGTCGCTTTCGACACCCTCATAAACGCCGCCGATGTTTTTATCAATTTTCGCGGTAGTTAAACTATAAGAAAAGGTTTTATTTACTTTTTTGAAAGGTGTTAACTCGGGTTTCATACATATATCTGCGTGCTCTTTTTTTCGGCGCAAATATAAAAAATCTTCGTTGAAATCGTTTTGACGGCGCTCGACACAAGCGCCGTTTATAGTCACGGTCTTCCCTATTCCACGGGCACCCCAACCGAGCACAAAGGGAAAAAGGGGATGAAATAATATTTCGGGGTTTATATAACCATTTTCTTGATAAAGTTTCATTTTTGTGAACCTTTCATAAAATCTTTTAAAATTTTTCGGGCGATATATTCGCCTTGTTCGGGAGTACACATATTGTTGCAACCGTTACAAAGAAATGAAAAATAATCTTTTGGAAACATTCGCGCGACCTGCCGCGGTGCTCCCGCTTTGGTTGATTTATAAAGCGATTTTCGATAGTCTCTCGCGGTTAACGCCACCACAGCGTTTTTTATAAACCTATATTTATCATTTTCCATTCTTTTGAATTCCTTTCAAAAGCAGTTTATAATCCTCGGCAAGTCCGAGAGTATAAAAATCGGGGACAATTGCGACGTTGTCTGTTATATGTATGTTTTCACCGTTTACCTTTATTTCCATATCAACGTTATCATTGTAAATAGAAGTGTTTCCTCCGGCTTCTGTAAAAACGAAACCGAGTTTAAAAGCCTCAAGTCCTCCAGCCTTTTCAAGCTCTTTTGCCGCTTTATCTTTCACAACACCCGCAACAGTAGCGACAAGCTTGTCGCCGAATTGACAAACGTATTTTTTCGCGCCCCAAGTACGGAAACGGTCGATTTTACCCTCAAATTCATAACAACCTAAAATTTCCGCTTTTCCGTCAGGATTGAAAGCGATTGAACCGTGAAGCGTTGCAAGAGTTTCTTTTTCTTTATTATATTGTGTAAAATTCAAGGGTTTCAAACTTTTAACGCTGTCTGTGTCGGCGTAAACGAAATCGTTCCCCGCTTTATCGATTCCTCTTTGAAGCTCATACCGCGCCCAAGCAGTAACCCATACGCCCCAAGCATATGAAAGAGCGTTATATACATTATATTTCCGTATTTCCTCCCGCTCTTCCTCGGGTGTTTTGTATTCAATAAAAAATTCGCTTAAATCTTCATTAAAAAGAACATTTTGATTGAGGGGTTTTTGGGCGCAAAGACCGTATAGACTGTTCAACTTGTTTTTACTCTTCATGTAGTAAATTTCCATTCCTTTCACTCCGTCAAGCTCTGTTTTGAATTTGAAATATTTTATAATTTCTTTTTTCATGTTCGGGGGAAGCTCCCCATATTTTGAAAAATAGCAAATTCCGAATTCTACTTTTTCCCATTTGTACATATCTTTCACGATTTCAAAATCAACGTCAGTTAAAACGTATGTCGCACGGTCGGCGCTTAAAACGCGCCCATTGTCTTTTGCGGCGTGTTCAATATTTTCACCTTTATCAAAAGTGAGATATGGAACCGGGCAGAAATAATCTTTCAATTTTAAATCGAAAAAAGTAATTTCGAAAACGGTGGCATAACCGTCTTTTTTAAAACACCCTAAATCATCTAAACTATGAACATGTGTTTTTCGCCATTTTCCCATTGGAAATAATCGGTTAATTTGCACTTCGGGATAACTTGATTTTCGGTCGTAGCTGTAAACGTTTTCCAAAATGTCACCAACTAAAAAACGATTTGCGTGTGTATTGCCGCCGCGAAAAGCACGGCGCAAGAATTTATATAAATCATAATCGGGCATTTTATCGGTTAATGCTTTAAAGTTTTTTTCATTTTTGAGGGCTTTTTTTATATCGCGACGAACGTATCCGGTTGAAGTAAGCGGGATTGTATAAAGTGTGTCACCGTCGTTCTTCATTTCGGTGTAAATCGCTTCGCAAAGCCCTATCACATCATTATAAATATATTCTAAATCATCATCCGGGAGAGGTGTTGACGGGGTGCGGATTTTGTTATAATCGAATTTTTCCCCGCTCTTTTTTCGGTGTGAAACGTTGAATTTTTTTAAATAAACATCAAGAGACATATTTGAATGGATATAACTACAACGGAATTCAAAGCAATCAAAAAGATTTACTTTCGCGACTTTTCGGGATTTTAGCGCGAAAATATCGTCGCGCGAAAATTGAAAAACGCCCTTTAAAAATTGAAATTCAAATGATAGATTATGAACAAAAATAATTAAAGTTTGTTCTTTTTTATTGAGTTTTTCACGGAGTTTTGAAAGAAACGCTTGAAATTCGCCCCACGTGCGGCCGTGCAGGTAAAAACAGACACCGTTATCGGGAAATAAAAAAGCCATTTGCCATACATACATAAAAGCTTGTTGTATATCTTTTAATGTTGTTGTCTCAATATCGAAAGAACAAATCACTTTTTTATATTTTTCTTTTTTCCGAGAAAACCCGCGCTTTTCTTGCTCGGTTATATCAAAAAGAAGAAATGGGAATTTTTCAATTGTTGTATGGACATACTCCAAAAAAAACACCTCTAACGTTTAGGCTTTCGCAAAGTATAAACACCGTCTTTTTCGAAAAAATCACCGTGAAACTTCTTCGGAATATCTTTTAAAGTAATTGAACCTTTGTTCAATTGGAATTCATAGAAATAGCGTTCTATGGCGAAAGGTCGTTTTCCGCTTTCGTCGGCTTTGTTCCACAAGCTATACCATTCAGCGCGCTCATAGTCGGTTGCTTCGCGTTGAAATTCGCTAAAATCTCGTATATTTTCCTTGTTCACAAAATTGAAACCCGCTTTGTTTAAACCCTCAATTGTGGATTCTTCATGCGCTCTTTTTCCGGTAACGGTTGAACGCCAAGGGGCTGAAAGAAATTCGGCGTATTTATGTACGCTCTCGGCCACTCTATCGTTAGTTTCAATTTGTGTATATGTCGGCATGAGTCTAAATCCATTCGCTTCATCTTCGGAAATAAGCCCCGCTTTTTCAAGTCCCCGGATACGGCTTAACGTGATTTTCCGAAGGTTGTTGTGCACCTCTTTGAGTTTTGGCTCTTTAAGGCGTTTAAGCTTTGCTAATTGATAATTGTCTAAGTCGAAAAGCCGGACTTTACCGGCTTCAACTTGCTCATGCCATAATTGGCGGTAGGTTTTTATGACGCTCATTTTTTAAACTCCTGTAATTCGCAAAGATATTCTGTTTCTTTTCCGTTTACGTTAGCTCTGACGGTGTAATTGTTATCAAATCTGTTTTTTAAAAATTTATTTTCCCTCATCGGGGAAGTCTATTATAGCATATGCGCGGGTGATTGTCTATTGACATTTTGCACAATTGTGAAATTGTTTTTTGTGCATTTTGCTATTTGGTTGTTGTGCAATGTGTATAATTATGTTTAATATTTTTGTGCATTGTGCATAAAAAGTTTTTT